TCGGCTGTACACGAAGAAGCAGCTGGCCATGTACTACGCAACCAACGGATTCAAGAATAAGAAAAAATGAACCTATACGACATCTTCCCTGAAGCCCATGAGGGCAAGTTCGACGACAGTGCGAACACGGTCTGGTTCAACGAGTTCCAGAACGGTGACCTGGTTGGCACCTGCAACGCTGAGGAGCGAGGCCCTGGGGTCTGGTACTTTTCCGGTGGTATCGTCAAACCTGAGTACCGGCGGCAGGGAATCTTCCGGAAACTACACAACTCACGCACTCAGTACGTCAAGAATCACGGTGCCAGGATCCTGTTCGTTGCCTCATCCCCAATGAACCGGCAGCTGTTCATCGATGAGGGATGGATCACGATCACCCGCTACCCATACCACGAAGAGTTTGATGAGGTCGTGTTCTTCAGGTGCATCGATGAGTGACGGATACTGGGATGAAGAAGAACTCGTATGCCCATCTTGTGGATACCATGACGTCCACCACCGAAGCTGGCACCGGCCCGGAGAACCACTGGTCACTATCATTGGGTTCTGGCCAATCGATGAACGAGATCACATGGGCTATGAGCCGCGGTGGCCTGCCCGATGCCAATACCGGACAGCCTGCGCCCACGCTCACTGGGACCTACAAATTATCGAAACCCCTGACCAGGCGAAGATCCCGAAAGGCATCCCCGTCATCGGGTTCGATGAGCCACATGAGATTGAACCGCGTGAGATGCCTGAGGGTGTGGTCTATCCATCTGTCAAACCTGGTGAAAGCGTTATCGAAATGGCTCTATTCGATCACCCACCGTCAGCGACCTACATCGTTGGCAACACGCACTACCAAAGACCGGGCGAGCATTTCAGCCTCGACCACACGCTCGGGATCACGATGGACGACGAGGAAATCGCCCAGTACTCCACGTTCTACGGATCCCAAATCATCCCGCTCATCTGGTATGACAGGAAGCTGAAAGGATTATGAACCAAGCAATGGCAGATCAGCACCGCGGTGAGATAACCAGAGCATACTGGTATGGCTTCCTCGCTGGTGCCGGCAGCGTGATCTTCTGGATCCTGATCATCTGGGGAGCGTGGTCATGGCTGGCGTAAAGAAAGCACTCACCCCAGCTCAGAAGAAACGAGCTGCCACGCTGAGAGCTAGTAAGGCTGAGGCTGCAAGGCGCGAACGCTTCTGCATTGAGTACGTGTTCAACACCAACAATGGCACCCAGGCTTACCTCAAGATCAACCCGAAGGTCACGCCTGAAACAGCTGCTACCGCTGCGTGGCGCCTGCTGAGAACTGCTGAGATCCAGAAGCGCATCGATGAACTGCAGACTGAGAACCACGATGAGCTGATCGCTGATCACAAACGGATCCTGCGCGAGGTCAGTGACATGGCCCTATTCGATCCAGTCAATATGTTCGATGCGGACGGCCGGCTACTGACGCTCGACCAGATGGATCCGACCACCAGGAAGAGCGTGAACGAGATCGAGATGATCATCAGCGATGAAGATGGCACACCGTTCCGCATGGCCAAAGTGAAGTACGGCAAGGACAAGCGAGGCTACACCGACATGATGATGAAGCACTACAACCAGTACGAGGCGCACCGAGTGGCTGGATCCGTGCAGCCGATCACCCTGTACCTGCACGAAGCGGATCAGGATCTATGAACGGGCGTTCAACGGATGCTCAACGGACGTTCAACGGGCGTTGACTATGTCCAGTATCGTCCGACTCGAAGATCTGCCCGATGAGTACCAGCCTGCGTACAAGCTGACTGAAGACCAGAAGAAGGCAAACCACCAGCTGGCCGCTGACGCCACGCACTGCGCCCTGGGTGGTGGATCCCGATCCGGAAAGACCTTCCTGATCATCCGCGGGATCTGCATCAGGGCTGACAAGGCACCAGGATCCAGGCATCTGGTCAGTCGCTTCAGGTTCAACGCAGCCAAGACAGCACTGGCAATGGATACCATCCCGAAGGTGCTGAAGCTGTGCTTCCCGACCTGGGGATCCCCGACCATGATGCTCGACAAGACTGACTGGTTCTTCCGATTCCCGAATGAGTCTGAGCTCTGGGTCACTGGCCTCGATGATGACGTCAGGGTTGAGAAGGTACTGGGACATGAGTATGCGTCCATGTTCTTCAACGAGTGCAGCCAGATCCCGTACTACTCAGTCGAGACAGCCCTGACCAGGTTGGCGCAGAAGACTGCAAGCCTCAGGCTCAAGGCATATTACGATCTCAATCCCCCCAGTAAGCAGCACTGGACCTACAAGAAGTTCATCGAGAAGGTGGATCCAGTGACTGGTCAGCCTCTGACCAACGAGTTCGACTACAACTACATGACGATGAACCCACACGGCAATGCCGAAAACCTTGACCCAGGATACCTGGCGCAGCTCGAAGGTCTCGGTGAACGAGCGAGGAAGCGATTCCTCTATGGCTTGTTCTCCGACGATTCTGAAGGTGCGATGTGGACCGAAGAGCTATTCGCCCAGAATCGAGTGCTTGGTCAGGCAGGTCAACAGCTACCCCAGTGGCTGAGAGTTGTCATTGCCGTGGATCCATCCGGAACCAAGGGACACGAAGACAAGCGGTCAGACGAAGTCGGTATCGTTGTCGGCGCCCTTGGTACGGATGGTCACGGGTACTTGATCGAGGATCTCTCGGGCAAGTATCCACCCGAAGTCTGGGGCCAGATCGTGGCTGATGCCTACGAGCGGCATGCGGCTGACCGAGTCTATGGCGAGGCCAACTACGGTGGCGATATGGTCAGGGCTGTGATCCAGGCGCAGGATCCGAACATCGCTTACGAGGCAGTGACTGCCACCCGCGGCAAGGAAGTCAGGGCTGAGCCGATCAGCGCACTGTATGAGCAGCACCGGATCCACCACATCGGTTTCTTCCCTGAGATCGAGGATCAGCTGATGGCCATGACAGTCCACGGTTACACTGGACTGAAGTCACCTGACCGCGGGGATGCTGTCATCTGGCTATTCTCTGGTCTGTTCCCGAAGATGGTGAAGAAGCAGCAGTCCGGGCCATTCATCCCGCCCAAGATCAACGTGGCACCGCGGTCATCCAGGTCGCACCAGCATGCCCAGAACACACAGGTCCGAGTCACCACGGCATCGGCCAGGAAACGGAGAGTCAGGAAGATATGAGCAAATGGTTCCACCGCATCGGCAATCACTTCGATCCGAACCCAGTACTGCGAGAGCTGAAGGCGCAGCCCCTGATGTGGGGCAGGTCGCCCAGGGTGACGTTCAAGGGATCCCCGCATGCTGACGTTGAGGACATCATCCTTCGCGGCCCTATTGGCTACGAGTACAAGTCGATCATGGAGCTGTACAACGAGCTGCAGTGCGAGACCTACCCTGCCGGTGAGCTGATGCCGAAGACGCTGTTGATGGCCACCAACCTGGCATTCCTACTATCGAATCCAGCAATGCGCGACGAGAATCCATTGCGACTCGGTCGGGTGATCCTGACCAAGCTGGCTCCAGGCAAGACAATCCACCCGCACCGCGACGAGGGTGCCGTGCCGGCGTTCTATCGGAGGATCCACTTGTGCGTCGATGGTGGCGATGAGAATGTCTTCATGATCAACGGTGAGGTCCAGCCGATGCAGACTGCGGAGATGTGGGAGACTGATGTCCGCGAGATGCATACCATCATCAACCTGATGGATCACGACCGGATCCACCTGATCGTGGACATCGAGCGATGATCACCTACCAGGTTGAGGAGTGGAGCCATGAGCTGTACCGCGAAGCGTACCCGCTGCTGCTGGCCCAGTACCATGAGATCGCGACCGACAAGGAAGTGAAACCGTACGATCCTGACTTCGACCAGTACCAGAAGGTGGCCGACCTGGGGATGATGAGGATTGTCACGGCTCGAGATCGCGTCACGGAGAAGGATCCAGGCTACATCGTTGGCTACTTCGTTTGCATCGTGACCAAAGGGCTGCACTACCAGCAGACCACGATTGCGCTGAATGACATCCTGTACATTGACCCCCAGTACCGCGGCGGCACGACTGGCTACCGGCTGTTCAAGTTCGCCATCGAGGATCTGAAAAACCTTGGAGCTGACATCTTGACGATACACATGAAGACTGATTACCCTTTCCGGTCACTGCTCGAGAAGCTGGGCTTTCACTTAACCGAAGAAAACTGGGAGAGGGTACTGTAATGCCAGATTATGGGATGGGACGTAAGAACACGGGTGGTCTGAAGATCAAAGACGGCACCGATGGGAACTACGATCAGGGTAACCTGGGTGGATTCCGAACCAACAAGGGCGCAGCCAACAAGCGCAGCCTGGCCAACGACAACGGTGCAGGTGGTGGCCGGTTCGTTGATACCAACAATGATCAATCAGGCGACGGTCATGGGGGTGGATACAAGAAGCCTCGAGCCGGCGATAGTCGCTAACCATGGCCCGCGGTAAGGGCAGTACTGGTGGTTTCGGAGGCAAGTCCGCAGCGCAGGCCGCCAAACGTGACAAGTGGCTGCATGGCAAATCGACCACCACGACCACCGGCCGAGGTAAGGGCAGGTCCACCCGCACCACGACCGAGAGTCAGAACCCGAACTGGAAGCCAACGCAGGACACAAAGACTGGGGCCGGCAAGTTCAAGAAGGAAAAGTTCGTAGCAGGCGCCAACGTCCTCGATGAATCAGGCAAGGTCGGTAAGACACTGACCTTCGAGGAGAGTCTCGCAGCAGGCTCCCGCGCCGATGATCCCCGCAACTGGGAATTCTATTACGACGAAAAGAAGGTTGGCTCGGGTTACGGCAAGGATCTGACCAAGGCTGAGAAGAAGTCACAAGCCAGGCGCAGCGCCAGGGGCAAGGCTGAACGCGAGGCGAAGCTGGTTGGCAAGGACGTCTACGAGACCATGCGCTACGAGTACCAGGCGAAGGCTGTCGGGGCTGAAGCCAAGGCAGCAACAGCCAAGTCCAAGGCATCAGGTCGATTCGGATCCACCCGGGTTGCAAAGGCTGTCGATACGCAGCAGCAAATGGCTCGACGCCGAACCGGACGGGCGCGAAGTCTCGCCACCGAGGAATCGGATAAGGCAATCAAGTCACCAACCAAATCAGCGAGGCTAGTGTAATGGCAGGCACAGCAGTCATGGCAGCGGTGTCGATGTACACCAGCCACAAGTCATCCCAGGATGCAAAGAGGGCGCGAGAATCTGCGGAGCGAGAGGCATCGAAGGCGAGAGCTGATGCCCGTGCGAACGAGGAGAAGGCTGCAGCCGAACATGCTGAAGAGCAGCGCAAGCTTGCCGAATCGACGCCGACCGGATCCATGTCCACCACATCCAGGATCGCAGCCCAACGCGCAATCCAGAATCGACGCGCCGGCACCGGCCGAGCAGGCACCGTCCTGGATACCAGCCAGTCCCTGGGCTAACCCATGAAGATGACACCAGGTAAGCTGCGTCAATTCTCGCGGGAGAGATTTGAGAAGCAGTACCCCGTCTTGTCGCTGTGGCAGGAACTCGCGGAGAACTTCTACCCAGAGCGCAACGACTTCCTTCGCACCCATTACATTGGCGAGGAGCTCACCGATAGCCTCGCTTCCAGCCAGCCGCTGCTGATCAGGCGTGAGCTGGCCAATTCGCTCGAGGCCATGCTGCGTGACGGGGTATGGTTCACCGTTGGCATTGAGGGTGAGGCTGACCACGAAGGCCAGATGTGGCTGGACTGGGCAAGCAAGCGGATGCTGCAGCTGATGAACGACCGCACCGCGAACTTCCGCAGAGCCACGAAGGAAGCGGACAATGACTACATCACCTTCGGCAATGCCGTGATGAGCATTGAGCTGAACCGGCAATCGAGCGGCCTGCTGTTCCGAACCTGGCACATGAAGGACACAGCCTGGTGGGACGATGAGAATGGCCAGGTGGCTGGCGTGATCCGCAAGGAAGATCTCAGCCTGTACAAGATGGCGCAGTACTACGGCAAGGAGAACATGCCGAAGCAGCACCTGAAGCAGCTGCAGAAGAAACCATTCCATGAGGTTCCCGTCCATCACTTCGACATTCCATCGGAGATGTACGGTGATCCCCAGTACGAAAGATTCCCGCGGGTCTCAGTCACACTTGACCTGCAGACCGAGACCATCATGGAGATCGGCGGCACTGACCAGCCTCGATACATCGTGCCTCGGTTCCAGACCATAGCTTGCAGCCCGTATGCGTACAGTCCTGCAACTGTGGTCGGTCTCCCAGACGCTCGAACCCTTCAAGCGATGACACATACACTATTGGAAGCTGGGGAGCGACACGCGAGGCCGCCTATTATCGCGACCGAGAATGTGATCAGGGGAGATGCGAATCTGTACCCTGATGGCATCACGTTCGTGAGCGAAGACTACGACGAGCGACTTGGCGCCAGCCTGCGACCACTGGTCCAGGATGCCAAGGGATTCCCATTCGGCGTGAACATGCAGCAGGACATCATCGAAGTCCTGAAGTCTGCGTTCTACGTCAACAAGATCAACATGCCTGATGTCGGGCGCGAGATGACAGCCTATGAGGTGAGCGAACGCATGAAGCAATTCAGGCGCGAGAACCTGCCGCTGTTCGCACCGATCGAGCATGAGTACTCCGGACGGATGTGCGAGTTGGCTTTCGAGACCATGCTCAAGCACGGATTCCTGGGATCTCCGCAGGACATACCCCAGTCACTGCGAGGTGCCGAAGTCCGGTTCAAGTTTGAGTCACCGATCTCTGAGGCTGACGAGGAGAAGAAGATCAACCAGTTCGCGCAGGTATCACAACTCCTGCAGCAGGCAGTCGATCAGGCGCCGACCGTTGGCAACAACATCGACTTCGGCACGGCACTGCGCGATGCAGTTCAGGGTACGGGCGCACCGGAGAAGTGGCTGCGTAGCCTGGAGGATGTCCAGAAGCTGGACGAGATGCAGCGCGGACAAATGGCCCAGGCCCAGGCGGCCGAGGCTGAGGCTGCAGCATGAGGTAATCTATGGCAAAAAAACAATTTGATGTCTTCGAGGTCCCAGTCCTGGAAAGACACGAACTGATCGCGCTGCAAGTGACAGCCGATCCTGAAGTGAACGCCAACCAAGATCAACAAGCACTCGCAATCAAGGTCATCATCGAGAAGCTGTGCCTGTTCGATGTGGTGGCATATCAGGCGGGATCCTTTGATGAGACCGCATTCCTGAACGGCCGAGTGTTTGTCGGCAAGCAGATATTCATACAACGTCGAAAGAACGTGGGAGAACAGACCAGTGAAAAGCAATGAAATAAGTTGGGGTGGGAGAGTGTATCGACATGCAAACCCAGACGAAGGTGGTAGCGGAGATTCGGGTACTCCGGATCCTGGTGATAGTGGATCTGGTGATGACTCTGGTGCTGGCAGTAGCGGTGATCCAGCGGCATCCGGAGATGGCAGCGGGGATGATGCTGGCAGTGGGGCTGGTGACGATGGGGATCCTGGCAGTGGCACACCGGATTGGCGGGAAAGGCTGAGTGCCTACGCGCCTGAGGAGCAGCGGGAAGACTACGACAAGCTATTCGGTCGCTTCACTGATGAGGCATCGTTCGTAGCCGGCGCAGTCCAGGCCAACCAGAAGCTTCGGGCCGGCGAGATGTCAAGCGGATTGCCCGATGATCCAAGCGATGAGCAGCTGGCGAACTTCCGCGAGGCCAACGGCATCCCAGTCGATGGCAAGTACGACCTGTCAGGCTCAGCCCGTGAGCTGTCCGAAATGGACATCGAGATGGTGGGTCCGGTCGCTGAGATCGCGCACAAGCACAACATCAGCCAGGATGCGCTGGTGGAGCTCATGGATGGATGGATGGGCGAGACTGACAAGGTGGTCGAGCAGATGAGAACCCAGGACAACCTCGATGGTCAGGAGTTCCACCGCATTGCCAAAGACGCATGGGGTGCCGACTACACGACCAACCTGAACCGCATCACCAACCAGCTCAACATGCTGCCCGAGTCAGTCAGGGAATCATTCAAGACTGCGCGGATGCCTGATGGCCGCGGGATCATGCACAGCCCAGAGGTAATGTCCTGGCTGGTTGGCATCGACCGGACGCTGACGCCACTGGATCCGATGAAGGGTGGTACCGAGTCCACGCTGAGCGATGCCAGGTCTATCATTGCGAAGGCGAAGGAGCGGATGCGTGACGACCGTGACAACTGGTACAAGGATCAGGATGCGCAGCGCGAGTTCCAGCAGGCCCAGGACATGATTGACCGGCATGAGGGAGCTCAGTAAACTGACCAGGCTGACGTTTGATAGATGTGCAGCATACTGGAGCCTGAAGCGTTGGTTATTCAGGCAATTGCGAGAAATCGCACAACCACAGTAATCTCTTACCCTGCTTCGCGGCAGGGTATTTTTTTGCCTGCTCGGGGGTTGACGATTCAACGGGCGTTGAGCTACCGTTCAACGGACGCTGATAAGACCCTCGACCTCGCGGAGCTGGCCCCGAACACCACGGCCTACCCAGCAGATACGACAGTAAAGCCTACTCGGACTCAAGCGGTTAACTGACACTTAACTGATAGGAGCATACGAATATGGCTGATACAGCCTTTCAAGAGATGTTTCGCCAGGAAGTCGTCATGGGTTTCGAGAAGGGTCAATCCCTCGCTCGTCGGACCACCACGGTTGAAACCGAGATCAATGGTAACGAAGCTACGTTCCTGGTCGCGGACTCCGGTGGTGCAACCGCAACTACTCGTGGCGTGAATGGCGACATTCCAACGCGCCCCGATAACCTGAACCAGTTCACCGCGTTACTCCAAGAGTGGCACGATGTTCCGGAACGCACCAGATTCAACATCTATGCGTCCCAGGGTGATGGTCGTCGGATTATGCAAGAGACCTCGATGAAGGTCATCAACAGGAAAATCGATGATGACATCTACACCGAGTTGCTCACTGCTTCCACTGCCTGGGGCGGCGCTGCAGCCGCAACTGTAGCTTTGGTCTCGACTGCTCGTACCATCCTCGCGAATAACTTCGCATTGGATGAAGAGCCTTACGCGATCATCACCCCAGCGTTCTGCGGCCAGCTCATGGGCTTCCAGCAGTTCACCTCCAGCGACTTCGTGAATCTGAAAGGATTCGAGAATGTCAGCAAATCTCGCGCCTTCAACTGGTACGGGGTTAACTGGATCGTGGATGCCGGTCTTCCAGGCGTTGCCACTGCTTCGGCTACATGCTTCATGCATGCGAAAGCCTCGATCGGTCACGCTTGTGACATCGAGAACATTCGCACCGAGGTGGGTTACGACCGCAAGAACGACAAGTCGTGGGCCAGATGCACAACCTTCATGGGTTCCAAGCTGCTTCAAGACATCGGCGTTGTCCGCATGTTGCACGATGATACAGCTGCGTTCCCTGTGAACACCACGTAAGGAGGATAAAGCAATGGCTTACGTTTCAGGAGATCTCAATTTGCTTCAGGCCAATGTTGGTCATGACGGTGGATCCTTGTGGCACTACTCGTCTTCTGCTGATGCAGTGGCTACGATTATTGCCGCAGGTTACATCGATGATGGCGCCGACAAAGGCATGAACGTGAAGGACACTGTGTTGATCGCTGGCACGGACACTGGACAAGGGCAGGTATCTGTCGTTGATACATCCAGTAATCCGTCCGGTGACATCACAATGATCTGATCGGAAGCAACACTGGGGGGTGCCTTCTCTCTCCGGAGGAGGCACCCATTTTTGACGGGCTTGATCCCCCGTCTTTTTTACATTGGAGAAACCAGTTATGGCCACAGCAAAAAAGGCAGCACCGAAGAAGGTGACTGCTGTACAAAAAGAGCCAACCCCCGAAGTAGTTCCCGTCAAACCAGGTGACGTCAAGCTCGACGACATGATGCATCAGAACTGGGCGTTATTCGCGCCATCGCATTATACGCAAGAGATGATTGAGACACCGAAGTTCTGGACCTTCATGGCCCCGAAGTTCAAGGACCTGGACGGGATCCGTGTTACTGCCGAGGATGGATCCTGGGTCGCACTTGGCTACGTCAGGCGCAGCATCAGCATGGAGGTAAATGTCCAGATACATGACTGGATACAGTTGCAGGAGGCACAGATCGCTGAGGAGATTCGCATCAACGATTTTGTGATTCGGCATTTTGGAGCAGTCCGTAAGTTTGCCGTGGTCAATGACGTCACCAAGAATGTCGTGAAGGAAGGCTTCCAGTCTCAGTCCGATGCTCTGAAGTATGTGACCTCACAGATCCAGGCGACCCACAAAATGGCAAGGGCAAACACGGCTTAACGAATGAGGTAAGACATGGCTACAAAGCTGTCGCTGTACAATGGCGCATTGCAATTACTCGGTGAACGACGACTGTTAACGGACACCGATGATATCTCGACACGCTATGACCTCGATGCCCTATACGATACTGATGCGGTCAACTACTGCCTGGAGATAGTCAAGCCCAGGTACGCATCCCTGTTCGACGAGCAGCCTGGTGGTGCGCCAGGCGTCAACACGGAGTTCGACTTCACGATCTCGTTGCCGGTTGACTTCATTGCGCTCTGGACTGAGGTCGATGGCACACCTGGTGTCTACCAGGATGGCCGCGGTGAGTCTCCGATCTATCGGTTCATCCGTGAAGAGCTTCACCTCCACTGCGACTTCGACAATGTCTGGCTCCGCTACATCAAGGCGCATACGGATCCGCAGCTGGTCCAGATGCCGCCATCGTTCGCGAAGGTGGTCGAGGCTTACATGGCGCGGGAGCTGGCCTGGAAGTACGATCCTGACTCCGAGGAGATGATCCAGACCAAGCTGGAACAGCGAATCGAAGTATCGAAGGCCGTCGAGATTGGCAACCAGCCTGCACTCAGAGGCTTCGCCCCTGATGTCCTGACCGATACCCTCCGGGCAATCTACAACGATGCCCTGCAGATCATGGATCTGGAACCCATCGTCAACAACAACGACGACAGCCTGAACAAGAACCGGATATCGATTGCGCTCGACAATGGCCTGGTCGGATCCGTGCTTGAGGATACGAGCTGGAACTTCGGCCTGACCTCCGACCAGCTGTTCTACAACCCGAGCATCAATCCCCCCTGGGGCTATGAGTATGTGTTCGACCTGCCGTCCGACCTGCACCGCATGAACGGTGTCTACATGGACGAGATGATGCGCTCCCCGATACGTGACTACGTGCAGCAGCTCGATCAGGGTACGGGCAACACCCAGATCTTCACGACCTACCAGATCATCTACATCGAATACGTGAGCAAGGGATTCCTGACCGATTACGACAACTGGCCTGATTACTTCAAGCGACTGGTCGCAGCCAGGATGGCAATCGATTGCAACATCGAGGGCAGCAACAAGGAGAAGGCAATCGGCCAATACACGCAACGCCGGCGTGAAGCGTTCAGCACCAACGCGATCAACGGACCACCGAAGACGCTGGCCCTGGGCAAGTGGTCACGCTCACGCCTCTACCGCGGGAACATCAACAGAGATCGTCCGTAATGGCATCAACGATAGGCAAAGGTCTCTTCAACAAGTTCAATCGGGGAGAGATCTCGAGGGATGCCTTTGCGCGTGAAGATGTAGCGAGGATAGACAACTCCTGCGAGACCATGGAGAACTTCATGCCCGAACGCCTGGGTGCGATGTCACTTCGACCAGGTACCGAGCAGCTCGACGGCAACCCCAACGGTATTGCGCACTTCATTGATGACGAGAGTCTGCTGGTGCCGTTCCCGACCTCGATCGATGATCCGTGCATGATGGTCTTCGGGGTGAGCTCCGGATTGCCGAGCATCGACTTCATCAGGGCCAGCACCTTTGAGTTCTTTGAGCGTGTGGCCGTTAACTCAACGATTACCGATGGTGACTTCGGTGGTGTGTTCGTGACCACCGGCAATGCCGACATTGGTCTGGGTTGGGCTGATGTCAGCGTGGGTGGCTCATCCGCATCACAGGCGGCCGGCCGATTGACACTGACCGGCACCGGCACCGATGAGGCGAAGACCTACCAGACCACGGCAGCGACCGATGCCAACACTGCGCACGGTTTCTTCTTCACGGTGGACAAGGGCGAAGTCCTGGTGCAGATCGGCACGGGTGGTGTGGATAGCGCAGACCTGTTTGAGTCGTTCTTCCAGATCGGTTACCACCACATCGAGGTCGAATCCAATGCCAGTGACGACCTGACCATCACCATCTCAAACGCGAACCTCCGCGCCGGCAGGATGCTCGATGCCTCTATCGTGGGCAACAGCACACTGGTCACTCAGCTCGAGACTGCACTCAGGACGTCGATCCTGAATAACACACCCAACGACTACAAGATCCTGCGGTCGCTGCGCTGGGCGCAGTCAGCGGATATCATGTACTTCTGCGGTGGTCGCGACATCGATCAGGGATTCGGTGGTTGGCTACCGTTTGAGGTGCGCCGGCACAACCCGACCAGCTTTTCGGTCCAGCGGTTCGTGAATGTTTTCGGGCCGTACGAACCAATCAACATCACCAACGTGACCATGGAACCAATCGGCGCCATCGATGGCAACATGACGGTGCAACCCTCCAGGCCATACTTCGAGGCATCGGAGCCAGGCTATGGATTCGGCAACAATGATTACGGATTCGGCACCCTGCTCAAGATCGCGGTCAATGGCCAGACTCAGGCAGTGAACGGCATCAGTGCCGGCACGGCCACCCAGGGTGTGTTCGTGTTTGGTACTGGGGATGCGCGAACCTTCAACTACACCATCGATACAACTGGCGCATACACTGAGATCCAGCTGCAGAAGTCCTTCGATGAGATCACCTGGCAGCTGGTACCTGGTGGATCCCTGACGGGTGGTGGTGACCTGACTGATGTCGCATTCAACGATGGCCTGGACGGTGCCGAGATCTTCTACCGATTGGAGCTGATCACACCTGGCGGGATCTCTGATCTCGATATGTCGATCACCTACGCTTATGGAACGCTGGAATCTCAGGGACGTATCGTTGAGAACGATGCCAACACCCTCGTCCAGGTTGAGTGGTTCGTGGCGTTCAATGGCCCGATTGGCGTTGAGTACGGTGACTGGTTCATCGGATCCTGGGGTGGCAAGCGACCGATGCCAACCGCGATTGCCTTCCATGAAGGCCGGCTGTGGTTTGCTGGTGGCAACCAGATCTGGGGATCCGAGTCCGACTTCTATGAATCGTTCGATACACTGGTCGAAGGCAATAGTGCCTCGATCAAGCGCACCATCGGTTTCGGTGCGGCTGAGAAGATCCACTGGCTGGCGCCATCTGCCCGACTGGTGGCCGGCACCGCGGTCGCTGAGATCGACGTCCGGTCATCCACCTTCGGTGAGGTGCTGACGCCAGAGAATACCAACCTGAAGGCAGGCTCAGATCTCGGTGTCGCGGAGATCGTGCCAATAGTACTCGACAACGAGATCCTGTTCGTGCAGCGTGGATCCAGGAAGCTGATCGGGATCGACTTCAGCCTGAATACTGAGAAGCACTCGGTCGAGGATTTCAACGTCACCAACCAGGACATCCTGCGCGATGGTGGTCCAGTCCTCCAGATCGTGGCAAGCAGGAATCCTGAGACCCGGGTTTTTATCGTGATGACCGATGGCACCCTGCGGGTACTGCTGCGCGACATCACTGAGAACATACTGGGCTGGTCGCGAGTCACCATCCGTGGTCCTGCCGGCGTTCAGGAAAACATTGTGTCGGTGGCTGTGCTGCCGAGCGAGGACGAGGACGAGATCTGGCTCACGACCGATGGTGCGACTGGCCAGAACAGAGTGCTGAAGCTTGCGCCATTCCATCTGGCCCAGGGGCAGAGCGACTCCAGGCACTTCGATTCCTTCCAGTACTTCAACACACCTGGTAGCAACACGCTCACCTTGCACAGTATCGGCAGCGGCACCGTGGGTGTGTGGATGGATGGAGTTGATCAGGGTGACTTCACGGTCACTGCTTCGCAGATCACTGTACCTGGCGCGGATGTCGCAACCGATGTGGTGGCCGGCTACCGCTACCAGGCAATGTACCTCAGCAACAAGCTGACCGATTACGATGGCATCTCGGTCGTGGCGCAGCGCAAGCGGATCATCAATACTGGCCTGCTGATGCGCAACTACGTGGAAGGAACGGTGACCATCGGCTACGACTTGAGCAACCTGGAGAACATGCCGACCATCGAGGATGGCAAGGCAGTCGTGCCTGGTACGGATGACTATGATCACTTCCCGTTCCCGTACAATGGACACAGCGAAACGGATCCACGTATCGCGATCAATGCAACCGGGCCGGTGAAGATCCTGGCCTACGTTTACGATGTCAAAGACACCGCAAGCAAAACACCGACGAGGCAGCAGTAATGGCAACAAACTGGGCAGCAGTAGCTTCGCATGTGGCGTCGAGCTACATGGATATCCAAACAG